ACAGAATCTCTCACACCGCCGCCGATTACTGAAAACGTAAAAAAGACATGGCAGGAATGGTTCGGGGAAATCACCAAAGTCGATCCCAAGTCTTTTGGCGATAGCGGCGCAAAGGCGGCGGAATTGTACGCCGCCGATTTTCAGCGCACCCTCTCGGTGCAAACAAATATCGCGGCGGCGTTAGGCGATCAGCTTGATGTCGCCGGCGCTCTCAAGAGCCGTCAGTCGGAAGTGCAAAACGCGCTTGTCGAGCTTTTGTCGGTAGACCCGTCGCAAATTAGCGATGTTTTTACCCTCCAAAGCAATGCAATTAAAGGGCTCATAGAAGAATACAAAAAACTGGGAAACGAAGCCAAGCAGATTGAATTCGGCAGAACCATAGAAGAGCTGACAAGAAAAATTAATGATCTTGAAAAATCGGAACGCGAGCTTGCTTTTGAAGCGGAGCTTGTAAGGCTCGGTCTTAACGCGCAGTCCGATGCGGCGCGGGAATTGGGGCATGCGATGGATCAGCTGACTGTTGAGAGCGTACTTGCCGATCTTGGCCGCGAAGTGCGAAGCCTTACGGAAGATCAGTATGCTCTTGCCTTGGCGACATTAACGGCAGCCGGAGCTACGGATGAACAGATAAGAAAAGCCGAAGATCTGATCGAAACATTACGTAAAGCAAAAGAAACTACAGGGGAACTCAAGTTTGATTTTAAAGAATTTGTAGAAGATATGGCATTACAACTTGCTTCGATCAGCCTTAACAGTCTTAATAACGAATTGACCGCAATCGGCGAAGCACTCGGTAAAAGTGAATTCGCATCTGAAAATTTATCGCAGGCTCTTGCCAATATGGCGCAGCAGATATTGAACCAGCTGCCTAGCATGTTTCTCCAAGCAGGGCTTCAGCTTATCTCACAAGGGCAATGGCCGCTCGGACTCGGGTTTATCGCCGCGTCGGGGGCGTCGGCTTTAATCAGCGGTTTTGTAAAGGGGAAAACCAGCGCGAACGCTCACGGAAATGTTTTTGCCGCTGACGGAGTTATCCCGTACGCGCACGGCGGAACCTTTACAAATCAAATTATTGACAAGCCGACATTTTTCCGTCACGGCGGCGGGTTTGGGGTGATGGGCGAAGCCGGCCCCGAATCAATTATGCCGTTGAAACGTATGGCTAACGGCGATCTCGGCGTTGCCGCGTCAGGCGGTGGGGCGAGCGTTACGGTTAATATTATAAACAATTCCGGCGCCGAGGCGCGTAAAGAAGAACATACCGACGATCAGGGAAATAAGCAGATCGATGTAATAATCGGGCAGCTTATTAACAATCATGTGACATCAGGTAAAGCGGACAAAGCTATGTCGAGATTCGGCGTCCGCCCTATGGGGGTTTAATATGGCTGAAATTTTCTGGCCCGACGGGCTTCCGAATACGCTTCTTATGGACGGTCTTTCCGCGAAGCGTAATTCAAACGTAATCCGCACGCAAATGGACGCAGGTCCTAAAAAAACACGGCGGCGTTATACCGCATCGGCAAAAACTTTCACAGGCAAAATGCTTTTGGACGCGGCACAGCGTATTGAGTTAGAGCGGTTTTACCGCGCCTCTCTTGCCGACGGTGTTTTACGGTTTAACTTTACAGATCCGCAAACGCTCGAGACAGGAGAATTCCGTTTCACCGAAGATTACACGGAAAATTCAGTCGACGGCGTGTTTGAAATTATGATGTCACTGGAGCGCCTATGAGCCGCATATCCCCTGAAGCCACCGAAGCCGTCAATACCCCAGAGACCGACAAAGTATTTCTTCATCTGCTTACAATCGAGACGTCCGGACGCAATAACGCGCCTGGCGTGCTGCTTCATTTTGTCGATAACAATCAGCATGTCACGTCACGCGGGAACGAATACATGGCGGCGGGTTTTACAATCATTCTGCCGGAGCAGACAAGCGATGTACAGAGGCCTTGCCGCCTGGCGATCGACAATACGGATCTCTTGATATACTCGGAAATAAAAAAAGCCGCAGGACAGGAAATAACCGTTAGCGTCTGCGTAATAATGGCGCATACGCCTGACGTGTACGAACGCGGGCCGCTGAAATACAAACTGCGTAACGTGCGGGCGAATAAGGAAACCATCGAGGGCGAATTGTACGATTTTTATTTAAATGATCGCAAATACCCGAAAGACACGTATACGCCTGAAGATTTTGAGGGGATGTTTTTCTGATGATGTATGAATGGGTAAATAAATATATCGGTATTCCCTTTGTGTCAAACGGCAGAACGATTAACGGCTGCGACTGCTACGGCCTTGTGCGGCTTGTTTTGCGTAACGAATACGGAATAAATCTGCCCGAACTGTCTGACGATTATACAAACGCGTGTAACATACAGGAAACCGCGAAACTGTTTGAAGAAAACCTGCCGCTGCTCGCGGCGGGAAAAATCAATGAGCCGAAAGAAGGCGCTGTTGTAATTATCACGGAGCAAGGAAGACTCTGCCACGTCGGCATAGTTGCGGGTAACGGTTACATCCTGCACACCGGCGCGAAAACGGGCAGCGTCTGCCAAAGGGCATCGCATCCCGGATTGCGGGGCAGAATAGAGGGGTATTATAATGTCTGTTAAAATTTTCGCGTTTTTAAATCCTGTAAGCGCCGAACGCACAATCCTGGAAGCAAATCCAGGATCGGTTAAAAATATCATAACTTCTTTAAAGTCAGGCTTTCCGGTTTCTCAAGCCCGTGTTTGCCGTAACGGTGAAATAATAAAAGATTTTTCTATCGAAGCTAAGGACGGCGATACTTTGTGGATCAAGTTTGTTCCTTACGGATCTACTGAAGGCATGGGCGCTGGGATGAAAGCCGGCGGATGGGTGCTTGCGATAATCGGGCTTGTTGTTGGGGCTGCTACCAGCTGGACTGGAATCGGTGCCACGTTTGGAGTGGCATTAATTGGCGCAGGGCTTAGCATGGCTCTCGGCGGCACTGTCTTAATGAATATTGATATTCCGACATTGAAAGACATGGAAAAACCGGAACAGGATCATTCCATACGGGGAGCGAAAAACCAGTCACGCCCGCACGGACGCATACCTGTTTTGTTCGGACATCACCGCATATACCCTGATGTTGCCGCGAATCAGTACACGGAAATAAAAGGTAATCAGCAATATTTTGTACAGCTTTTTTGCGGCGGTTATAAAGATTATACGATTGATAAAGACAGCATCAAGTTAGGCGATACTCCGTTAATTGATTTGTCGCATACAAAAGATATGCAGCAAATTTTATCGGGTAACGACCCGGCTATAGATTTGGAAATTATTCAGGACGGCGCGGCCTCAAGAATATATCCCCATTGCGTGCATGAAGAGGTGATTAACGCGCAATTACAAAAAGAGATCAAGGACGCAGACGGCAATAAAATATCGGGAGAAATTGTCAAAACCACGCCTGATAAAACGGACGAAATAAACGTCGACATCTTTTTCCATAACGGCCTCGGTAAATACAACAAAGAGGGCGAAGTTGTTTCGAGGTCGGTTGTAGTGGAAGCATGGTATCAGGGATCTAAGGATCCCAAACCTCTGCTGCTAGGGTATTTCAACAACAGCAGCAATACAATCGCGGGATCGGAACTAAAAACAAAGCGTTATCAGGTAACAAAAAAAGGCCTATCCCCCGATGTTTATACTGTCATAATAAAGCGCGTAACTGCTGATTCTACGAACAGCAAAGTTGTCGATGCGGTGCATGTCGGTTCTGTCAGATCAAAAAAATCAGAACGTCCTATCCGCGCCGAAAGACAGGAAGGCTTAACAATTATCGCGATGAAGGTTCTGGCGACAGCGAAGGTCAACGGCGTTATCGACAGCTTTAACTATACCGCGACGTCCAAGCTGCCCGTTTATTCGGGTAACGGTTCCGGCCCGCTGTACTGGCTTAATACGGCGGAAACGCGCAACCCGGCGGCGATGCTCCTGCACGCTTTAAGGGGTAAAGCGGCGCAGCAGATCGTTGCCTCCGATGATATCGACTGGCCGTCAATCGAAGCGTTCTACGAATGGTGTAAAGAGCATGAATATGCGTGTAACGCATACCTCACCGAATCTGTGACCATCGCGGAATTAATCAAAATGATCGGCAATACGGCGCGCGCGGATATCCTGCGCATTGATTCAAAGATTTCCGTCGTGCAGGATATCAAGCGGGAGTCCTGCCTGCAGCTGTTCACGCCTAAGAATACGGTCGGCTACAGCGTAACCATGTTTAACGCGGATATCCCTGACGCCATCGCGCTGCGCTTTATCGACGAGAAAGCGGGATTTGCGCATAATGAACTGTCCGTTTACAACACGCCTGACGGAAACAAGACAGACGAGCCTGATTCGATTCAGAAAGTCGATCTCTGGGGGATTACTGACGACGCTCAAGCGCGCCGCATCGGTATGTATAATTACGCCTGTTTAAAAAACCGCCCCTTTGTGCATACCATCGATGTGGACATCGAATATTTATGCGTCAATAAAGGCGACTGGATACAATACTCGGGCGATATCGCCCTTACGGGATCCGTGCAGGGCAGAATTAAAGGCATCGTCTGGGCCGACGGCGTTTGCATCGGCATCGATACGGACGAGCCCGTTGTTATGACCGAAGGCCAGAAGCATGCGGTGCGCATAAGATTGAAAGACGGGACTATCATCCTGAAGGAAGTTGTTTATAATCCCGGTCTTCGCCGCGAGAAATCGATCGCTTATTACCCGGGCGAAGGTGAAGAGTTATACGAGCCTTTCATCGGGGATATGTACGCAGTCGATGAAAATAAAAATGTTTATTATGAGCCGCTTAACATGCTTTTCTTTACGGAGCCGATGGAAGCGGAGTATGCGCCCAAAGCCGGCAACATCTACGCGTTCGGCGTTAGGGGATATGAGGTCATCGATCTGATTATAACGGACATTCAGCCAGGTCAGAATTTATCGGCGACGCTGACCTGCGTGGAATACAGCCCGGAAATTTTCGACGTAGACAAACCCGGTTTTATTTTGCCGGAATTTGTAAACCGTATAACGCCGGTGTCAGGGACTGTCGATCACGGCGTTGTAAATCCAGATAACTGGAAACACTTCGCCGTTTTCCACGACAGCGAGGAAGAGCCGGAACGTCCTTCCGCTGACGGGCTTTCAGGCGGCTGGTACCGCGAACAAACTTTCCGCTCGGTCTGGCAGTCGGCAAAAACGGCGGAATCTGTCGAGAGCGGCGAGTGGGGTATGCCCGTGCGGATGAAGGCGCAGCGCGGCCTTGATGACGTCACGCCGATATGGCTCGGTCTTACGCCACAGAACGTATCGCTTGACGCCGACGGAGACGGAAATATTCCCGCGGGGCTTTTTCCGCTGACTTTTCAGGCGAGGCTGTTTCAATGGAATTCTGTTTTGCAGGATGTTTTATACTCGCTTCCGGACACGCCTGCTGGAATTACGAT